GTAATGATTTCCACGCAAAATAATCAAAATTGTAATCATTCTCGTGATTTATTACAGAATCAATATCTCCCCACCCATATTCGTTAATTGTATCAATTAAGATGTCATTAATAACACCATCTTCATGTAAACGTTTCATAGTATTACAGAAACTTTCATCAGTCTCTTTATGATACGCAGAAATAGCAACAGAAGACGCCAATCTCGAATAATCGTGATGACTTCCGGTATATGCTGCAGCAATCTCATAAACCAATTTATCTAACTCTTTTGTTGTAATAACACCTTCGGTTGGTACCGAAGTGATAACTTTAATGAATACCTCATCAGCATTCACATTCATACCCTTAGCCGCTCTTTTGACTCTCTGATATATTTTTTGAGGGTTAAACGATACTTCGTCTCCCCCTCGTTTTTTTATCTTTAATGACATCATATTAAAAATCTTCTGTAAACGTTAATGACTCACCTAACTTAGCCTTTTGGTACTCCATAGTTCTTGATTCAAAGAAATTACCTTTTGTCTCAAGAGCTATCTGTTCCATAAATTTGAATGGTTGTTCTACATTAAAATGTTTTTTACAACCAAATTTAACTAATAGTCCGTCAGTTACAAATTCAAGATATTGTTTCATCAAGTTCGAATTCATACCTATTAAAGATACAGGTAATGACTCAGTAATAAACTCTTTTTCAATCTCTAATGCCGATAATAATATCTCTTTAATTCTTTTCTCACTTGGTTTGTTCTCTACGTGATTGTTAATCAAATGAATAGCAAAATCACAGTGTAAATTCTCATCTTTGAAGATAAGAGTATTAGCATTACACAATCCTTGCATAATACCTCTTGATTTCATCCAAAAGATAGAACAGAATGAACCTGAGAAGAAGATTCCTTCAACAGCAGCAAACGCCACCAATCTTTCTTGAAACGTCGTTCCCTCAATCCAATCAAGAGCCCATTTAGCTTTCTTTTGAACCGCTGGTAACCTATCAATTGCGTGAAAACATTCATCTTTTTCTGTTTCATCAGAAACATAAGTGTCAATCAACAACGCATACATTAGTGAGTGAATGTTCTCCATCATAATTTGGAATCCGTAGAAGAATTTAGCTTCTGCGTACTGAACTTCTTTTAAGAAATTTTCCGCCAAGTTTTCATTTACAATACCATCAGACGCTGCAAAGAACGCTAATATATTTTTAAGGAAGAATCTCTCATTATCAGATAGGTTTTCCCAATCTCTAATATCGTTAGATAAATCAACCTCTTCTGCCGTCCAAAACGCAGCTTGGTGTTGTTTATAAAATTCCCAAATGTCGTTATGCTCTATTGGGAAGATAACAAATCTGTCGTTATTTGGTTCTAATATTTTTTCTTTCATTTTAATTTTGTGTTTGGTTTTTTTCTTTTCTCTTGTCTAACAAGTCCTTGATTCTCTGTCTATTTCTTTCTTCGGTTTGTTCTTCCAACCCTAAGAATGTTACTGAACTTTCAGTATCAATCTCCAACATACCATTATCAAATTTACAATTCTCAAATACAACACCATCATCACCAATACGGGATTTAGTTATCGCAATTGTTGCCAATTTCATTTCTTTTTGTTGTAGAGATTTAGCCACGGAAATAATTACGTGTCCTACCTGAGCTTTCTTAATAGAACCCCCCATTTGGTCGGTTGTTACAACATCTGATGATATTGAACTTCTATTACCCTGAGTTGCGGTCCATCCAACTAAATCTAGTTCGTGACACATAGATTCAAAACCTCTCATCACAGACCCTTCAGATTTCCATTCATCCCCCAAGTTTTTATCCGGGACCACACAGTCAATGTAGTCCAATAATACCATATCAATTTTGATTCCTTCTGAAATCATTTTTCTAATTTGATTTTTAATCTGCATCATCGTTATTGTATCGGATGGTAATTTTTTAAGTATCAATTCATTAGGCATTTTCTCCTTAATTTCTTGTACTTTAACCATAACCTCATCTTTTCTTACTGACAATTCATCCGGATGGATTTTTGTCCATAATGTAATGTGTTTACGTTGGATAATCTTCGGGTTATCCTCGAAGAATATTTGTAAAACATTGTATCCCAAATTAAATGCGTGATTCGCAATTTTTGTAAGTAACGTTGATTTACCTACACCTGTTGGTGCTAAAATAACACCGATTTCACCCTTAGCTAACCCCCCTTTTAAGAGTCTATCGATACCCGGAATACCCATCGGTATCGGATGACGATAATCCTCGTTTAGAACATCATCTAAATTACTAAAAACACTTTCCGTTCCCTTATCGTGTTCCCCTACTTGTAATGCCTTACTAACCATTTCCTCTAATGTGTCATAACTCTCGAATTCACCTGAATCGATGATTTTTTGAGCTTTAACCATTACTTTCTGTAATTCCTGTTGTTTACAGAACTTCATTGATTTTTCTTGTACAAATTCAGAACCTTCAAGCGTGGACTCCTTAACTTTTGTAAGGGTATCAATAATGATTTTTGCCGCTAGAGGTTGTTGTATCTCAGATTTTGTGATTTGTTCTAAGGTGTCAAAGGTTGGTGTGTGTTCGTATTTTGTGTAATACTCCTTAATCATTTGAATGATTAATTTGAAATATTTATTCTCAAAATAACTTGTTTCAATCACATCTATAATTGACCTTGAAAAGTCTTTGTCGATAATGATTTGGTTTAATAATTGTATTTGAAAGGTACTCCCCAAATACTCGAAATTTTTGTTTGACGCCATATATTTTTTTTTAGTGTATTAATAAATACTATACACTTAGGTTAACTTCTAAATATTTTTTTGTTAAATCTCTTGATGAAAAAATGTCAGTTAAATTCATCAATAAGTTTTTTAGGTGTGGGCGTACATCCACAGTATATCTTATCTTCGGAGGGTATACTTTAGCATCCACCTGTCTATGACAAATTGTCACATCATTTTGTTTGATGAAGATGTTAAAGTATTCCGGACCGTCAGTATAAGACGTTTCCAAAATAGCTGGATTGTTAACAATTTCGTACATATTGTCTGTCATATATGTAACGGTTTTCAAAGATAATTGTGTTTGAATATCATCTTTGAATTCACGAAGTAATTCATAAAGCTCTAACGAGTATTTTGCCTCGTTATTGAACTCCCTTACGTTAAAAAATCTCTGTACAATGATGTTATCATTTACCATCATTAAGAACTCTAATTTTACCGATTCTTGGTCTTTCATAATTTTTAATTAATTGTTTTTGTAATTTCTTTTTTCTTTTCTTGTTAGTTTCATAAAGGGTCTAACAAAGTTTACCCACGCATCATCTCCTTTTGGTAGATACTTAAAAAAACCGTCTTCCATCATCATCTTAATAAGACCCCTATGACCCCTTCCATCGGGGTCTAAGGTTTCTTTATAATATAATTCAACAAGTTCCTTAGCATCATCAGTAATTAATGGTTTTGATAAATTTATAATTTTTTCATTAATCACAAAATATTCATCACCATAAACACCACTTTTAGTTTTACCAGATAACAAATTTTGTAAGGTCTTGTTATCCTTGTTCTCTTTCAGAAGGATTTCCGCCTTTTCTAAAATATCGGTAAATGAAACCGGTTTTTCAAGTAGCTCAGGAAAAAACTTTATAAGTGTCTTTTCACCCAACCCATATATCCCATCAATATTATCCGATTTATCACCTGACAATATCTTATAAGTTTTAATGTTTTGATGTGGGAATTCATAAAAATCACATTTGATTTTACTTCCAAGACTATAAGTTTCTTTGGTTCTTGGATAATACACCGATACCTTATCCGATATAAGTTGGGTAAGGTCTTTATCCCCCGAATAGATGGTTTTTTGTTCGTTTTCCGAGATTTGGCAGTAGTAAGCAATCAAATCATCCGCTTCATTATTATCTACGTTAATTTGTCTTATATAACAATCCTCCAAGTATTGTTTGATTCTTTCTTTCTGCTCAGTGAAAGAATCTAACTTATACTCGTTGTCTCTGTCTCTACGTTGTTCTTTATATTGGGGGTAAATAAGTTTTCGGGCGGATGAATTATTATCTCCATCCCACATAACAACAACCTTATCAAAATTTTGTTCGTCTATAAAACGTCTAATTGTATTGATAAAATGCCATAATCCTCCTATGTGTTTTCCGTTGTGGTAAAAGTCTTTAACCCCACAAAATCCAATCTTAAGTAGATTGTTTCCATCCACTAATAGTGTTTTAGTCACTTGGTTTGTTTGTATTCGTTACTATAAAATTTTGTTACTCTTTTTCAAATTATCTTCCGCCCATAGTGGTTGGAGATTTTCATAATGACACAACTTATAAAGTTCGTCTTCTGTTTTTGCCGATGATAGTGGAATGATGTGGTCAATATGCCACTCACTCCTGTTGTCCCAACTCATACCATCAGTAAATTGGGTTTCTAAATGTTCTTTTAGAAATTGGGGAGAACAACCTACAATGTCAAAAGTTTTGTTAGTTTTAGTTATGTTAAGAATTTTCAAATACTTCCACAACCTACATCTTAATCTATTGGTTAAATTAAAAACAGGGTCACCATCTCTTCGTTCTTTTCTTTGTTTTTGTTTTCTTGGTTTATAATTTTCACGATATTCTTTTCTTTTTTCCGGATTCTTATCTAACCAATTCCCCTTCATTTCTTTAACTTTTTGCGGATTTTCTTCTCTCCATTTCTTGTGACGATTATAAACCCATTCCGGATTTTTTTTAGTCCAATTTCTAGTTAATTCTAAAACTTTTTCTGGATTATTTTTACGATAATTAACACTTCTTTTATTATTACATTCTTTACAAGAATATAATAACCCATCCTTTGATGATTTTAACTTACCAAATTCACAAACTTTTTTTTCTCCCTTACATTTAGTACAAACTTTAGTTTCCATTTTTAATATATTCTTTTAATAATTTATTAACAAGGGAAGATAAATTTATAGATTTATCTTTAAAGTATTGTGGTAGTTCGGGGTCAACCGAAACACCAATTTTAACTTTTTTTTCTATCTCGTCTTTTTTCTTTCTTCCCATACTAATAAATATCACCAAATTATAAAAAAGTGGAATTATTACAACTTTTTTTATTCTTTTTCTTCTTTCAAATCAAAATCACCATCAGTTCCAATTATTTCTTTCCAATAGTCAGCATATTCTTTTTTATATTTTTCAATATTTGATTTCTCTTCAGTAGAATCTTTACCTGCTAAAAATCCGTGTGGGGTTACAATAATCTTACCATCTTCATAACCCAATCCGTTAATGTGATTTTTTAAGACCGAAACTTTACTTCTAATCGCAAATTTGATACTTCTTTTATCTTTGGTAGCAGTTATCTTATTTGTTCCCGCACCTTTTTGATTACCAAATAAAAATACTAATGAAGAATTTAACCAAATAGCATTTCCACCCTTTGCCATAATTTTGGGTTGACCAAATGGATTATCCGGTAACTCCACCCAAGGTTGATTCACGATAATTAAAGTGTTTTCATATTTTGAATCTGACCTTCTGCTACCTGATATTCTCTGATTTATACCCATTCCAATTTTATCAGATAACGCTCCGGCGGTGTGTTGCTTCCCACCTTTTCCGTCAAAAGTCATTTTGCAAGGGACACTACCAACACTATCCCACATTATACATAAACTGTAATCTAACTCTCCTTTTTCTTGAGCATCAAGTAATGAATTTATATAATCAGTGATTTGTTCAATATATTCAAAATTATTGTTAAATATAAAGAATCCATCCCAATCTAATTCTCCAGTTTCTTCATCAACAACTTCTTCACATTCAAACCCCATTAATTTAGCGTGTTCAAACGACCACTTCTGTTCAGTAATTATGAATACCGGTAAAATACCTTTTTTCTGAGCATCAACAGCAGTTTTTACCAAAGCCGTGGTTTTTCCTGTGTCTGAATGACCCAAGAACATATTTAAGTGCCCTATAGCAGGACCAGGTAATCCAACCGCATCCAAGAAGTCAGGACCTAAGTCAAAAAAACTTTGTGGTTTGTACTTTGCTGATGTTGAGAATTTGTCCTTAATGGACTTAAAATCGTGTTTTTTAATCGCCATATATCTATGTTAATTTAATTTTTTAGTTTTTGTAGACAAGTAGGACACTAAGTATGTCTTAGTGCCCTATATTTATGTCTAAGTTATTTGATTAGAACGGCATATCATCGTCCTCTTCAGCACCCGCTTGTGGGTCAATCGGAGCAGATGGTTTAGAACCACCAAATGACATCTCACCAACTTCAGAGTTACCATAATCGTAACCACCTTTATCAGTATTCCATTTTGGAGTTTCACCTCTTGCAATAGCTTCTAAATACTCAACCGGTTTTTTAGAATACACATCTTCCCAAGTTAACTCGTCGTTAATCCAACTGTTTTCAGTTGTTTTGTTTTCGTGGATAGGAGCCGCATCATCATACATAACTGTTTGAATTACTGTATAAACCGCTCCTTTTGGAGTTTTAGCTTTAGTTAATTCAAGGATAAGGTCTCTACCTTTTTCAGGGTCAGCAATATCTCCTTTGTTTCTGTAAATAGGGATGATTTTGTCATAGATACCCTCATTTTTGTAGTTAGATTTGAATCTCCAAAATTTAACCCCATCTTCTTCGTTATCTCTGTCGATAACTTTAACAATGTAGAATTTACGTGATAAGTAAGAAGATGATAATTTTTTATCATTTTCATTACCTGTCGAACGAAGTTCTTCGTAAACCTCAGTTAAAGGCGAACGTTCATTGTCATTTTTTCCCGGGTCATAAAATTTTTGGAATTTCCCATCAACTTGAATCTCGTGGTACCAAACTTCTTTAAATGGTGACGAACCATCTGTTGTTGGTAAGATTCTTAATCTTCTTTGACCTTGAGTTTCCTTGTCTGGAAGGATTGCCGCAAAGTATTTTTTCATTCTTTCTTCTTGTGTGAATTTTGAGGTAGAAGAAGTACTACCTTGTTTTGCTTTCTCGTATTGAGCCAAAACTGCGTCTAATGAATTTGTCGCCATAGTGTTTAAAATATTTAAAGGTTTATAAAAGTATAAGTGTTAGCCGTGGGTTTGTCAATTTTTTTGTGAAAAAAAAGGGTCCGAAGACCCTTTTAATTATCTAACTTGTTGAAATGCAGACGATGAATCATCAAAATTTCTAAATGTTTTTTTAATCTCGTTTGGTGAATAATCTTCAACATCATCTTGTGTTAACACATATTCATTTTTTCCCGATTTTTCCATATCTTCTTCCTTATCTTGAAAGAAGTCTGTCAATTTTTGGTTGAAAGGTCCTGAGTCTAAACTTCTTAACTCTAATTTTTCTTGGGGTGTTTTTTCTCTATATTTCTCAATTTTCATTTCTAAGTCATTTAACTTAGTCATAATACCATCCATCTCACCTAACTTAGATTCTAAATTATCTAAATGTTGGAATAAGTTATCAAAATATTCTTCTTGTTTTTGTTCAACGTTTTTTTGAGATTTTACTAAGTCCGTAATATCCATTTCTTCAGTAGAACCATTTTTTTCTTCATCACCAACTTTTTCAACGTCAGGGTCAGTCGCAACATCAATAGGTTGAGGTCCTGCCGGAGCTTCCGGAGCCGGAGCACCCATATTTGGGTCAGTAGGCATTGCACCTAAATCACCCCCCGGTGCTGGTGGAAGAGCATTTGGGTCTTCTCCCGGTGGTGGTGGTAATGTAGCATCCTGTTCCACAATATAACTGTTAATCGAATTATATCGAGCAATTTCTTCTAAAATTCTATTATCTATTTTTTTCATTTTATCCGTTTAATAATTGTTTTACACCAGTCGTTGTTTCAACTTGTATCCTTCTATTTTGATTCATTGTATTGTCAACTCTTTCAATTAGACCATCTTTCATTCTAATTGTATAACAATCACCCGATTCTAAATCACACACTTGTTTTGAACCGTTACCCATATCTTTTTCTGTTGTACGAGTTTTTTTACCTAAGTAATTTTCTAATAATGATTTTGTATCCATAATCTTTTTTATATATAAATATCTGTTTATTTGTAAATGTTACTGAATTGGGGTATTACTATAATTTCCACTTACAGTGTTAAAAATATTAATAGATTGCTGAACGCTATCTTCCATAGTTATAATATCTGTCGAATTCATAGATACATAAACCGAATCTTCGGATATTGCCGCATCACCATATAATATTATGAATTTTGTAATGTCTCTTGAAGTGATACTATCAATTTTACCAATTCTACCGTCAAACCTTGAAATTAAAAAATCAATATTTTGATTTAAATCTGTAAAAGTCATAAAAGGAGTGTTTGTCTCACCACAGTAATATTTTTTTGTTGTGAAAAACTGTTCAACCGATGGGCCCCAATCTTGATTCAAATCTGTATTAGAATAATTAAATGATTGTGATTGTAACATACCACTTTGAGATGAACTTAAAAACATTTTAGCAAAAATCGCATATCTAAGTTTTTGAGGTTTCCCATCAGTTTTTGTTGATATTAAATCAATAACTTCTTTATATGTAACACTAGTACTTAATTTATTATCAGTAACAGTGAATGTGTCATACTTATCGTTTTTAACCTTCTTTGGTGGACATTTTTGACTATTACTCTGAATTGTCGCCTCTTTTTTCGTATTCTTATTAACCTTATCGTTAATTTGTTTAGTTGTTGTCGAACCAGTTGTTACCGATGATTTAATTGCTCTTTCTTTTTCTTGTTTATCTTTTTTATTCTTATCAAGAATTGATTGTAATAGCGTTGTTTTAAGTGATTGGATATAATTATCAACCTTAGGTAAAGACGCTGTTGGTTGTCTAATACCTTCAAAAACAGTTTCAAAATTACCCGGAGTTATTGTATGATTAACTTTTTGTATCATATAAGGTCCACTAAACATAGGAACATATCTTAAATTAAAATACATTGTCGGTTGTATCATAGCATTACCCATCATAGTTACAGTACAAGAATAACTTCTATTTTTATATAAATTATATAAAGACGTATTCTGAGTTGCACCACCTCTATTATTTGATTGGTTTGCCATTTTATTTAAAACTTCTAATGATTCTGCCGTTGCTAATCCAGGGTTTTGAGCCACAGTAAATCCTTGGAATATTGATTGGTTTTGAGTTCCAATATCAACATTAAATCCAACAACTTTATTTGATTTATCCCAGTCATTTTTACCTATCTGATTCTCAACTAAGGGATTATCAACACGTCGTAAATCAAACGCATCATTTCTATAACGGTAATCAATATTTTCTTTTAAATCTAATTGCTCACTCGGTTTACCCGCATAAAAACAAACCATTTTTGCTGATGAACTTCTATAATCAACATTCATAAATGTACCAAACATAGTATTAGCAAATTCTAATGTTCCCTCAGGTTTTGGTTTTGGATTCTTAACGGCATCTTGTACGTTATAAAAATTAACATATGATGGTATATTCATTACCACAAAATTATTTCTAACTAATATAGTTTGGACGTATGATAACATTGTTGATGCTACGTTAATATTCGTTAAATCATCTTTTAATTTTTCAATATCAACAAGAATCAAACTACCCACATCTCTACTAGCCCTATCCAATAATAAAACATCTTCAAAAAATGTTTTTTCTTTAAGGTCTATACCCGAAATCCATTTATCATTAGTCGCTTTAAATGACTCCCATAGTTCAAGTTTGGTTTGTTTACCCTCCAATACCGTTTCAGGTTTAATTTGAGGGGTAAAATTAACATCTGGTAATGATTTTTGTAATTTAATCATAAGATTAGTAATAATTCTATCATTAAACGAATCTAAATTACCCAAATAACCATTCATTAATTTAACAAACTTTTCGTAATTTAAAGTGTTATCTTTTAATTTTTGAGTAGCGTATATTTTAATGATTGGCGCCAATTTTTCAATGTTATACACATCAAAAGCAACATTACAATCAATAAAGAAATCAGTGATATATGAACCCCCATCTTTATATGTTAATTCAGGTATTTCAGAAAAACCAACATAAGTATCTAACGCCTTCCATTCTAATGGATAAAGAAAACGAGAATTTATTAAAGTAGTTTGATTAGGTAACGAATTTGGAGTTACATAATTATAGTAATCCCACGTAACCGGTGTTTCTATTCTATGATTATTTGAGAATGTATAAAATAATTGTTTATTAAATGAAGATGGATTACCTAACTTAAAATAAACATCATAATTTAAAAATTGTGAAATTATATTGGAAATGTTAGTTAATTGTTTCTGTTGAACATTTTGAACCCATTGGTCATTGTTTGCCGCTGTGTTCGTAACTTTCATCATATTCCTCATTAATGATTGGAAATTTTTGAATGATTTTTGTGTATCAGTATCTGTCGAATTTTTATCCACCTCATAATCATAAACCGATATTGAGAAATTCAAAAATTCTGTTTCAAATTTATCCAAAGCGTCTCTATCAAAAACTGAGAATATTTCACTCATTTTTGTATAATTTGTTGATGTTCCATTAATTGAAAAATTCTCCTGAGTACTCTGACCCGAAAATATTTGTTTTAGATAATGAATTGATTCAGGTTTAGACACCTTACCATTATCAAAATACCCATAATTTGGAGATGCCCAAAATAACCTAACAGAACCATTATACATTGATGTATTACCGGTGACCGGATAAACCAACTTATCTGTTTTATCAAAACATTCATCTTTTGTTTGGTTAATTAATGACCCATGAGAAGGTAAAATATAAATATATTGACCATAATCTGCAACAATAGATACGGACCAAGGAATTACCGATATTGTTCTACTATTTCCAGTTGTTGTACCACTAACATTATTTATAATTGCCTCAGGAACATAATTTAAAATTAACCCCTCATTAAACCCATTTTGGATATCAGAACTAGTATATCCTTTGTAAACATCGTACCCTTGATAAAAAACATTAAAATCATTAATTAATTTAGGGTAAAACCCTGTATTAATTATTGTTTGAACGCTATTAGAACCCATTGGGAATGTTGGGGTTATATTTGTTGTTTCCAAAACCATTGTGGTAGGAGATACTTGTCCCGGAATCGTAAAGTTATAAACTGTTGACGCACTATTATTAACAGGGTCATAGTTCTTTTTAGAATCAAAATCTTTCCAAGAGTTATCTAATATATCAACATTAGTATTAACGTATTTTTTATAACGATGCCAAATCGAACCTATTTTTAATACCCAAGCATACGGTACTTTATGAACCGCAGCAAATTTTTTCATAGATGCAAAGATATAATCTAAACTTTCATCAGAATAGTTTGTTTCAGTACCTGTATATGTTTTATACTTCTCTCTTAATGTTGACAACGGTAAACTATTAATAAACAAATATGCCGAACTAACATAAGGATTTGCATTATTATTTTTAGAGTTTTCAACACATTCTTGAATTGAGTTTATAAAATAAGGCGTATTTAAAATTGATGTTGTCTGAAAACTACTAACAAGACCACTATAATTTAAATATTTTACATCACCCTCTGTTGGTAATTGATTTGAATACGTTCTAGTACTATAAAAATTTCTTAAATCATTACCAATAATTGGGGTAACTATATTTTTATAAACAAAATTTGTTATTGGTTTTTTAACATCCTTAGATTGTGTTTCACTAAAATTTGTAATAACTTTTTTATTAGGGTTATATAATAATGTTTTTGTTGTATTAAACGCTAAATTTTCATCAGTTGCGATACCATTGGCCAAATTACCTTTTACCCAAGAATTATCCGTGAATGGATAAATATCCGCAAAATCATATTTATTTGACGATGTTGATGTTGACACATAATTAATTATATCAGCCTCATTATTTAATGAAACTAACGGTTGTGATTTTGAATCATTTATTTCATCATAAGTTTTAAACTCAAAAGATGCGTTTTCAACCGTGTTTTTAATATAACCTGTATTAAAAATTCCACGAATGTAATTTTGCCAACTTGACCCCGCACCCTCATTTGAAATATGAAATAAAACCTCCTCAAATTTATCCGCAGTAATATTATATTCTTTTAAAGTCTTAATTAATTCAACATCACTATTATCAGACACACTATATGTGATATTAATCGTTTCTCCCTCACCAACAACATTTGAAATTTTATCCGCATCCGACGTTAAATTATTAGTTCTATCTAATTTGGAATAATGAGAAGTTAACAAAGCTCTTTCATAAATTTCATAAATGAATTTACTAACAACTTTATTTTCATAAACCTCATTAGAAATTGGGAACTCAATTGCCCCCATCGAAACTCTATTTGGTTCTTTTACGGAATTTGAAGTTTTAGTTGGTGGCGGTGGTGGTGGAGTTTTTTGTGTCATACCATTAATAAATTCTTCAACAAATTCTATTTCTGGCCAAACGTCATATAAATAACCCTTAGTTTCACCGATAATATCACTATCACCAGGATATCTTAACTCATATTTTTCTTGACCATTTTCTCCCGTAGTTTCTTTAATAACTTGTGGCCAAGGATATACAGGTTGATTTTTATCGTCACCCGAACTTTTATTATCAGCACTTGCATTTGCAATTTGTTTATCAAAAATAACTCCTTTTCTAATTTTAGAATCTCGTTGTTCCCAAGCCTTTGTATGAACATCATCTAATAAACGTAAAAACGCCTCACCATTAGCAAAAACAACTGCTAACACGTTTCTAATTGTTGGAACAAAACCGATACCATTATCTTTATTTTCTAATAATGATGCC